TACAGATATATTGTGTAGAGAAATCAACTAGAGAAATACACATTAATTTAAACACAGAGATTACTGAGCCATATCAGTATGGAGACTTAAACCAAAACTTACGAAGTCTTTCTGGAGAAGACGTAGTTTACTTGCACATTAATTCTCCCGGTGGTAGACTTGACTCTACCTTAGAATTGATACATAACATACAACAATGTAAAGCTGAAGTAGTTGGTTGTCTAGGAGCAGAAGCTAACTCAGCAGGAGGTATGATCTTTTTAGTATGTGATTCTTGGGAGATTCACGATCTTAGTACAATGATGGTTCATATAGCCTCTGGAGGAGCCACTGGAACCCTTCCGAACATGGTTAATAGTACCGACCACCTAAGAGAGTTATCAGCAAGAGTCTTTGAGAAATTCTATAAAGGGTTTTTATCTGATGAAGAAATTGAAGACTTTATGAAGGGAAAACCAGATATGTACCTATTTGCAGAAGAAATTGCAGAAAGATTACAGTATTTACAAGAACACCGTATTGAATTAATAGAAAGAGCACAGGAGGAATTTGAAAATGCAGACGATGAATAAAACTTTAGCACTACAATTACAACAAATCACAGGGATTGACCAGCAGGATGTTTTATCTAGAAAAATCCAATGGGCTAGTCTGTCAACTAGACGTTCTGAATTTCTATCTAATTTAGAGAAGGCTTTACTCCGTGATGGTTTTGTAGTAGGCACTAAAAAACGTAGTAAGGCTTATAGTGATTCTGTAGTAGCTTACGACAAAAAAGTTAATAGTTGAATAGGAGGTATTAATGAATTTAGCTTATAGAGATCATAAAATTATGAAACTACACAATTTAGGGTATAGTAGCCGTAGGATTGCTCTAGAATTGTTTAATAAAGAATCTATGAAGAGTACAGTAAATGATGTTCTTGCACGATATAGGAACAAAGGGTTACTTACCACAAAAGGAGAAGACCTAGCTAAAGTGGATTTAGGAGGCTTTAAGATTGTAACTTCTAAAACTTCTAAAGAGGGTTGCTCTCATATGGTTCTTCCTGACAAACAAGTAAGGGCGGATACCCCTAAAGAGTTCCTTAATTGGATTGGGAAGTACATCGTTGATCGTAAACCTGATGTAATTATTGACCTTGGGGATTTTGCTGACATGGCTTCTTTGAGTTCTTACGATAAAGGTAAGAAATCCGCAGAGGGTAAACGAGTAAATGAAGATATTAAAGGTGCTATAGCTGGTATGAGAGTTATGCTTAAGCCTTTATATGACTTACAACAACAGGAGGTAAAAGATTATGGACGAATCAAGTACAAACCTCGGATGGTTCTTACCCTCGGTAATCATGAGGATCGTATTACCCGACACGTTAATGCAAATCCAGAGCTTGACGGATACCTATCTACCGATAGTTTGCGTTATAGTGACTTTGGTTGGGAAGTAATTCCGTTCCTACAGCCTGAGATTATTAACGGAGTAGGGTATGTCCACTTTGCAGCTAACCCTTTCTCTGGAAAACCTTATGGCGGTAGTGCCTTGAATATACTCCAGAAAGTAGGTACAAGCATGACAGTGGGTCATAAACAAACCTTGGATATTGCAACACGAAATCTTCCTACTACAGGACAACAACAGTGGTTTCTTTGTGCAGGAGCGTGTTATACTCACGATGAACACTATAAAGGCCCACAAGGTAATCATCACTGGCGTGGAGTTATTGTAAAACATAATGTTTGTAATGGTGGCTACTCTCCAATGTTTGTAGACCTAGACTACCTTAAAAAGAAATTCGGTTAATAAAAGGATAAATAATTTATGTCAGAATTTAAGTTACCAAGTAGGTTGTCCCTGTCTGATGTAGCAATGCTGGATGTTTGTGTTGGAGGGTCTTGTGCAGACCTTCCTTTCGAACAGCTTCTAGATATTGCTTATGAGCATGGACTAAACGTTAAACAATCTTATAAGATTGAAAAGGGTCTTCATCGTAACCTACAGAATAAAGTTATTAATGGAGAATATATTATTGCTGAAGAACGTCTTGATGACGCTTGGATCAAATCAGGTAATGCAACTATTGAAGCTATAACAATATGTAGTGGTGATTATGGTATGCGGGATGAATTAAATAGAATGAGAGGGAGGATATAAGAATGAAAAAGAGTCCAGTAAAAACAACAAACATAGCGGTTATAAGTTTCTTATCAGTAGCACTTTTATTTTCAGCAGACCAGACAGGTCGAGAGTGGGATTTAATTGATTCCTTGATTGGTTACATGGATGCAAAAACCCAGCAAATTGAACAAGGAGCTAATAACATTGAGCAGTAAAATAGCATCAGACTTAAAATATTACTCAGATTACTCACAGTACATTGACACAGAGAATAGAGCAGAAAATTGGGATGACTCCGTTGATAGAATCATGGACATGCACCTAGTTAAATATGAAGATAAGATGACACCAGAACTAGAGAAGCTAATGAGCTTCGTATCAAAGTCTTATAAGATTAGAGAGCTTCTAGGTTCACAAAGAGCCTTACAATTTGGTGGAGACCCTATCCTTCAACACCACTCTAAGATTTACAATTGTCTTAGTTCTTTTGCAGACCGTAATGCCTTCTTCCAAGAGGCTATGTACTGGTTACTAAGTGGTTGTGGAATTGGTTTTAGTGTACAGTATTGTCACAATGACCTAATACCTAATATTCAACTCAGAACTAAAGGTGTTAAAACTTTTACTCCTGAAGACTCTATTGAGGGTTGGGCAGATTGCTTTGGAGTGCTAAGTAGCTCTTATACTACAGATGATCCTACATTTAAAGAGTATCAGGGTTATCGTATTGACTTTGATCTAAGTAAGATTCGACCAAAAGGAGCTAAGATTTCAGGGGGATTTAAGGCTCCCGGCCCTAATGGTTTACGAGATAGCTTACAGAAGTGTCAGGAGCTTCTAGATAACGCTGTAAAGGACGGTGAAGCTAAGTTTAGACCAATACTAGTCTATGACTTTGTAATGCACATGAGCGATGCTGTGCTGTCTGGTGGGGTGCGTAGAAGTGCAACCATTTGTATCTTCTCACCAACTGACACAGAAATGCTTAATGCTAAAACAGGTAACTGGTTTGTAGATAATCCTCAACGAGGTAGGTCAAATAACTCAGTAGCTCTTGTTAGATCGAAGACTACTAAAGAAGATTTTGAGAGAATCTATAAGTCTGTTAAGGAATTTGGAGAACCCGGTTTCTTGTTTACAGACCACGAAGATTACCTTTATAATCCTTGTGTAGAGATTGGAATGTACCCTCGTACTGAAGATGGTCGTTCAGGTTGGCAAGGTTGTAACTTGACAGAAGGTAACGGGGTAATGTGTACTACTCCTGAAGCTTTCTATCGTATCTGTAAAGCTTCTGCTATTATGGGAACCTTACAAGCTGGTTACACAGACTTTAAGTATGTTGCTAAAGAGTCTAAAGAAATCTTTGAACGTGAAGCTTTGATTGGGTGTTCATTTACAGGTTGGACTAATAATCCTGATGTTATGTTTACTCCTGAAGTACAGCGTAAAGGTGCTGAAATTGTTAAGAAGTGGAATAAAATTGTTGCTGACCTTATAGGTATTAATCAAGCAGCCAGAACCACTTGTACAAAGCCCAGCGGTAATGCTTCAGTTATCTTAGGTAGAGATTTTTCTTGTGCTTCTGGTATTCACGGAGAACATGCTCCACGGTACTTTAGACATATGCAAATGAATAAGGACGATGATGTAGCACAATTGTTTGCTGAGTTCAACCCTGAAGCTGTAGAAGATTCTGTATGGTCTGCTAGTGGGACTGATTGGGTTTTCGCTATACCAGTTGTAGCTAAACCAGATAGCTTGTTTAAGAAAGATTTGCTTGGTGTTAAACAGTTAGAACTTGTTAAACTTACTCAACAGAACTGGGTTGAATTTGGGACTAACGTTGATTTATGTGTGAAGCCCACAGTAAGGCATAACGTATCTAATACTATTCAAGTTGAGGATTGGGAAGAGGTTAGAGAATACTTGTGGGAGAATCGTCATAGCTTTGCTGGTGTAAGTTTGCTATCAGTAAGTGGTGACAAAGACTACAAGCAAGCCCCTTTTGTGGAGGTATTTACTTCACAACAATTACTTGACAAGTATGGTGATGCTTCTTTACTTGCTAGTGGCCTTATCATAGATGGACTACACGCTTTCAATAACGACCTTTGGGATGCTGTAGACGCTGTTATGGGTCTTGGTGACTTCTCTGAAGAGAGCCATGTTAACCTTCTCAAGAAGGATTGGATCAGGAGAGCTAAACAATTCTCTTCTAGATATATGAATGATGATCTAAAATTAACTGGTTATTGTTTGAAAGATGTGTATAATCTTCATAAATGGTTAAAGGTTACTAGAGACCTAGTAGATATTGATTGGACTAAAGCTGATCTTAAACCTAAATACACAGATGTAGATACATTAGGTTCAGTAGCCTGTGCAGGAGGACAATGCGAGTTACCTTGGTAAATATATATATATATAAGTGTTGACAAAGAACCCTATATGAGCGATAGTGGCTTGTATGGGGTTTTTTACTTTTAACAGGAGAAGCTAAATATGAATAGTAAAATAGTATTACTAAATGGCCCAGCAGAGTGTGGTAAGAATAGGGTCACAGCAGCTACCACAAAACTCTTACACACAGTTGATCGACGCTGTAAGGATAAACTCTTTAAGCTTGTTCAGGAATTGTTCTGTGTATCTGAAGAAAGGTTTTGGGAGATTTATAATGATCGTGAGATTAAGGAAACCCCTTTACCCGACTTTATGTTGTCAGGGATTGAGTTGGCACAATTGCAAAGTATTACTGGAATTCCTGTAAATAAAATGTATACTTTGTACAACAACAAAATCTCTATATCTATTAGGGAAGCAATGATTTATGTATCTGAAATTATCTGTAAGCCAGCTTTTGGGGAGGATTATTTCGGGGTTGCTAGAGCTAACACT